GGGGTGGTTGCTTTGTAGAACTTTTGTGGGAGCCTCTTAAGTACACAAAAAAGAGGAATTAAGAAAAGACTAAATAGAACTAAAAAGTCTAATAAAATCAAAGAAGTTAACTAATTAATTGGGGACAGGTTAGATCATGGGAGATAATCTGTTAGCGAAAGCGTACACAGGAGGGCTTGCATAGACCCCTTGAGGTCTAGGAAGTGGACACAAGAGGTCTATGAAGTAAGGAATTAGAGTGTAGACTCTAAAGATAGAAGACAATACAAATAAATACAAATAATGCTTGACATCTTAGAAAAGTACAGTATAATTCTCTATGAAGGTAATCCTTCCAAGAACTCAAATGAAGACTAAGTAGACAGGCTACTTAGTTAATACAGGAAGTTTCTAAGTGAGTTACTTCTTTGTCTAGCTTCCTAAGTTGGACACAAGAGGTAAGTAGTAGTTAATACAATAATTAATATACTTCATTTAGATTCTTGCTTTAATGTTAAATGCCATAGTATCTCTAGAGTACTCATAGTAGTGGGTATCCCTATTGTTATTTATTCTATCATCTCCTCAAAGGACAAAGATGACACAAGAGGTTACAGAGCTGAAGGTTAGAGGACGAGGTAGGCCCAAGAAGGGTGAGATAGTAGCTAAGAAATCCAAGAACAGAGGTACCTTAGGTCGTCCTAAGGGAGACAAGGCTATTATCGACGAGTACAAAGCTAGGATGCTTAACTCACCTAAGTCAGCCAAAGTCTTAGAGACTATCCTCAATGCTGCCTTGAATGATGACCATAAGAACCAAGCAGCAGCGTGGAAGCTAGTCGTAGATAGGATAATGCCAGTCAGTGCTTTCGAACAAACAAAACAAGGATCTGGTACTCCTTCTATTAGCATTAATATCACTGGGCTTACTCAAGCTAGTACTGTTATTGAGCAAGACGATGTCGAAGTTGACATCCAAGACGTAGAGTCCAAGTATGACTAGCCTTAACTTTGAGCTACTGAAGTGGCAACAAGAGGTCTTCAAGGACACTCATCGCTTCAAGGTCGTAGCTGCTGGACGTCGTTGTGGTAAGTCTAGGCTCTCAGCTGTGACCTTGCTCATAGAGGCTCTAAACTGTCCTGAAGGGTCAGCTGTGATGTACATAGCTCCTACCCTAGGACAAGCTAGAACTATTATGTGGGACTTGTTGAATGATCTTGGTCGTCCTGTTATTAAGTCTTCCCACGTTAATAACCTTGAGATTACCCTTGTCAACGGTAGGAAGATTCTCGTTAGAGGTGCTGATAACCCTGATTCTCTACGGGGTGTGTCTCTCACCTACGTAGTGCTAGACGAGTGCGCCTTTATCAAAGAAGACACATGGCAAAAGATCATTCGAGCTTCCTTGTCTGACAAAAAAGGTAGAGCACTGTTTATCAGTACCCCTAGTGGACGTAACTGGTTCTACGATGTCTTCAACCTAGGACAAGAAGGCAAAGACGAGGAGTGGCAGAGCTGGCACTTCACAACCAAGGATAACGAGACTATCGACCCTAAGGAAATTGAAGCTGCTGAGAGGACTCTAAGCTCCTTTGCCTTCAAACAGGAGTATCTCTCCAGTTTTGATACAGCTGGTTCTGACTTGTTCAAAGAAGAATGGCTGAAGTACGAAGAGGAGCCTGACTACGGTGAGTACGTCATAGCTATCGACTTAGCTGGTTTCGAGGATGTAGCTAAGAACGCAGGGGCTGCTAAGAAGAGACTAGATGAGTCAGCTATCACTATCTGTAAGATCTTAGACAACGGTGATTGGTGGGTTAAGGACATCATCCACGGACGATGGGACATCAAAGAGACTGCTCTGAAGATCCTCTTAGCTGTCAAGGAACACAGACCTATCTCCGTAGGTATCGAAAGAGGTGCTCTAAAGAATGCTGTGATGCACTACCTCGAAGACTTGATGAGAAAGAACAATGTCTACTGTCACATCCAAGACCTAACTCATGGGAACAAAAAGAAGGTAGATAGGGTTGTCTGGGCATTACAAGGTCGCTTTGAACACGGTCGTATCACCTTGAATGAGGACGGTAACTGGAAAGAGTTTCAAGACCAGTACATCATGTTCCCTGCCACAGGTGTTCACGATGACTTGATTGACTCTCTAGCTTACGTGGATCAGTTAGCTGTCACCTCTTACCAGCAAGACTACGAGGAAGATGATTGGGAACCACTTGACTCAGTGTCAGGATTTTAAAGTAATAAATAACTATTGACAAATTAACACTTTTAGTGTATATTGCCGCTAACTAATTAGAGAACCCTAATACTTATGGAAAACATGGACAATAACGAAGGTACGAAGTGGGAAGAACCAACGGAGTCCGACAAAGAACTCACCGACTTCGTTGTTGAGCACTGCGACCGTTGGCGTGATTACCGTGATACTAACTTCCTAGATGCTTGGGAGGAATACGAGCGTATCTTCCGTGGTCAGTGGGCAGCTAACGATAAGACTCGTGAATCAGAGCGTTCTAAGCTGGTGTCCCCTGCTACTCAGCAGGCTGTTGAAACACGCCATGCTGAAATTCTTGAAGCTATCTTCGGTCAAGGTGACTTCTTCGATATTGAGGATAATCTCCAAGATGTGAATGGTAACGACATTGACGTAGAGTTGCTCAAGGCTCAGTTGATGGAAGACTTCTCCAAGGATAAGATCCGTAAGAGTATCGACCAGATTGAACTCATGGCTGAGATCTACGGTACAGGTATCGGTGAAATCGTTGTTAAAGAGGAAGTTGAGTACGTACCGGCTACTCAAGCAATCCCCGGCGTACAAGGTCAAGCAGCCATTGGCGTACAGGAAAAGCCTCGTACAGCTGTAAAGATTGTCCCTGTTAACCCTAAGAACTTCTTGTTTGACCCTAACGGTACTTCGATTGAGGAGTGCATGGGCGTGGCTATCGAGAAGTACGTCTCTATGCACAAGATTGTCAAGGGCATGGAAGATGGTATCTACCGTAAGGTTAACGTAGGCCCTATGTACTCAGAGGATAGCTTGGAAGCTACTCAAGAGCCCACTCAGTTCAAGGATGACAAGGTTAAGCTCTTGACTTACTACGGTCTAGTGCCTCGTGAGTACTTGGAGCAACTGGAGAACAACGAAGCTGAAGTGGTTGACTTGTTCCCTGAGGACTCAAGTGCTGATGACTACGCTGATTTGGTTGAGGCAATTATTGTTATCGCTAATGACTCTTTGTTGCTCAAGGCAGAGCCTAACCCTTACATGATGAAGGATCGTCCTGTTATCTTGTATCAAGACGACACAGTTCCTAATCGTTTGTTAGGTCGTGGTACTGTTGAGAAGGCTTACAACATGCAAAAGGCTATTGACGCTCAGGTGCGTAGCCATTTGGACTCTCTAGCTCTCACAAGTGCTCCTATGATCGCTATGGACGCTACTCGTCTCCCACGTGGTGCTAAGTTCGAGGTTAAGCCCGGTAAAGCTATCTTGACCAACGGTGCTCCACAGGAGATCTTGTACCCATTCACATTCGGTCAGACAGGTACTAGCAACTTAGCTACCTCTAAAGAGTTCGAGCGTATGCTCTTACAGGCTACTGGTACTCTTGACTCACAAGGCATGGTGTCTTCAGTGTCTCGTGACGCTGGTCAAGGCGGTATTTCGATGGCTGTTGCCTCGATTATCAAGAAGTACAAGCGTACCTTGACTAACTTCCAAGAAGATTTCCTGATGCCTTTCATCAAGAAGGCTGCTTTCCGTTACATGCAGTTCGATCCTGAGCGTTATCCTTCAGTTGATATGAACTTCTTGCCGACAGCTACCTTGGGTATCATGGCTCGTGAGTACGAACAACAGCAGTTCATCGCTCTCTTACAGACTCTTGGCCCTAACACACCAGTGCTACCAGTGATCTTGAAGGGTATCGTACAGAACAGCTCTCTAAGTAACCGCTACGAGATGATCGCAGAGCTTGAGAAGATGAGTCAACCTGACCCACAACAGCAACAGATGCAGCAAATGCAGGCTCAGTTGGCTATTGAGGCTGCTCAGGCACAGATTGCAGTCAATACTACTCAAGCTAAACGCAACGAAGCTGAAGCTATCAATACGATGGTGGAGACTCAGTTGAAACCTAAGGAGGTAGAGGCTAAGATTATCGCTTCCACGACTCAGAATTTGCCTAATAATGACCAATTAGCTTCACAAGAGTTCGAGAAACGAGTCAAAATTGCTGACTTAATGCTCAAAGAAGCAGACATCAAGAACAAAGCGAAGATCGTTGAGTTGCAGATGAGCAAGCACAAGCAGGAACAGTCTAATTCTGATGCTGAGTTCTTGAAAAGCTTGACTGAAGGTTTGAATAAATGAAACTAGAAGACTTGGAAACTAAATTAGGTATCTCAGGTCTTTCTGAGGAAGGTAAACTCGCCCTAGTAAAGGACATCCAAGCTAATCTCCCATCGTTGAAGGCTGAGCAGATGAAACTTGAGTCTCAAACTCAGGCTCAGATGGTCATTGCAGCGGTTAAGAAGATTCAAGAGAACGTAGAGAACCGTTTTAATGAGCTTTCAGGCTTCATTGAGAACAAAGCAGCTAAGATCACCTCAGGTAAGGACGGTATTCAAGGCCCTAAAGGTGAAAAAGGCGATAAAGGCGATCGAGGCGCTGATGGCTACCAAGGTCGTGACGGTAAAGACGGTAAAGATGGTGAAAAAGGGGATCAAGGCGTAGGCGTAGCTGACGCTAGAGTTGACTTCGATGGATCTCTGGTCATCACTTTGACCGATGGCACTGAGATTGACGCCGGTGAAGTTCTCCCATTAGACACCACTGAGAAGCTAAAGGTTTACTTTAATAACCCTGCACCCACTGGCGGTGGAGGCGCTGTAGATTCGGTTAACGGTCAAACAGGGGAAGTTGTTTTAACAGCCTCTGATGTAGGTGCTGCTACAACTGCTCAAGGGACTAAGGCAGACACTGCTTACGGATGGGGTAATCACGCCTCAGCTGGCTATCTAACTACCTTTACTGAAACAGACCCTGTATTTGTTGCTCACGCAGCCTATAACGTAACTAACACTAAGATCTCTAACTGGGATAGCGCCTACTCTTGGGGCAACCATGCCTCTGCTGGTTACGCTGTCCTTACAACGGCTCAATCGTACACAGCAGCTCAAAGAGGCGCTGTATCTGCGCTTACTGATGGTGCAACTATCACGCCTAACTTTGCCGCAGCTAACAACTTTAGCGTCACTTTAGGCGGCAGCCGTACTTTAGCTAATCCTACTAATCTTACGGCTGGTCAATCGGGGATTATAAAGATTACACAGGATGCTACAGGTTCTCGAACACTAGCTTTCGGTTCTTATTGGAAGTTCTCTAACGGAACTGCTCCTACCTTAACTACAACAGCGAACGCAGTTGATGTATTAGCTTACTACGTTGATAGCTCAACCACGATCACAGCTAAATTGATTACAGACCGTAAATAAATAAAAGATGTGTAAAAAGTACTCAAAAAGTGCTTGACAAGACATAAAAAATAGTATACATTACGTATTTATTAATTACAAGGTTCTCCTTTATATGGACAAAGAACTTATCAGATTTTACGAGGATGCTTTCTCAATGATGTCCACTCAAGGGTGGAAAGATTTGATGGAAGACATCGAGCGTGTAAAGAATAGCTACGACAAACTATCTGCTGTCACGGAAACACACCCATTAGACTTTCGTCGTGGACAGCTTGATATTTTGAACTGGTTATACGGCCTGAAAGGGTCGTACGAGAAGACGTATGAGGAACTCACACAGGAGGCATTATGAGCCTACGCATGTTTGAGTTTGTTTGTACTAATTCTCACCGCACTGAAGCTTTGGTAGATACGGAAGTCCACGCAACTCCTTGTAAGGAATGTGGCTCTGAGGCAACTAGAGTGATAAGCGCACCTACCATGAAGTTAGAGGGCTTTACAGGCTCTTTTCCTACAGCCTATGACTCATGGGAACGCAAGCGATCTGAAAAGCTCGCCCAAGAAAAAAAAGCTAACGCAAGTTAGTGTAGTAGGACTCATAAGTAGAAATACCGAGTTCATTTTAAAAATATCCTAGAACCACATTATTTTACTAGATAGTGGCAGGAAAGAGGGCAATATGTTAATTGATGACGAAGAGACGCAGGATAAGTTTGACCAAGTAGAAGATACTGATAACCAAACTAATACTGAGCAAGTTGAAGCAGCTAAAGAGGAAAGTAAACCTATCATTCCTGAGAAATATCAGGGTAAAAGTGTAGACGAAATCATCAAGATGCACCAAGAGGCTGAGAAGCTCATTGGTAAGCAAGCTCAAGAGGTAGGTGAAGTAAGGAAACTTGCTGATGACCTTATCAAGCAGAACCTCCAATCAACAAATAAACCTGTTGTAGAAGAGCCTGAAGTGGATTTCTTTGAAGATCCTCAGAAAGCAATTCGTAAGACAGTTGAACAGCATCCTGATGTCTTGGCAGCTAAACAAGCTTCCCAAGAGTTCAAACGGATGAATATTCAACAGAAGCTGGCACAGACACATCCTGACTTCCAACAAGTCGTTCAAGATGCAGGCTTCGCTGAGTGGGTTAAAGCCTCTCCAGTGCGCTTGAGTCTGTACGCTAAGGCCGATGGTGAATATGATTTCGACAGTGCTAATGAATTGTTGTCTACCTATAAACAACTGAAGACTATTCAGACTAAGCAAGTCGCTGCTGTGGACAATACGGCGCGTCAGCAGTCTCTAAAGGCAGCTAGTGTGGATGTAGGTGGAACTGGTGAATCATCTAAGAAAGTCTATAGGCGCACCGACCTTATTCGGCTGAAAATGACTGACCCTGACCGTTACGAAGCACTCCAACCAGAGATTATGCTCGCGTACAGTGAAGGTCGGATCAAGTAATTTAATAACTTAATCTTATCAAGGATACTTTAAAATGGCACTCGGTACTAACCACGTAACCACCACCACAGCAGCTAACTTTATTCCAGAAATTTGGAGTGATGAAATTGTTGCTGCTTACAAGAAAAACCTCGTTTGCGCGAACCTCGTCAAGAAGATGTCGTTCAAAGGCAAAAAAGGTGATACAGTTCACATCCCTAGCCCAACTCGTGGCTCTGCTTCCGCTAAGGCTGCTTCGACTCAAGTTACATTGATCGCTGCTACTGAAGGCGTTGTGGACGTGTCTATCAACAAGCACTACGAATACAGCCGTTTGATCGAAGACATCGTCGAAGCTCAAGCTCTGTCTAGCCTGCGTTCTTTCTACACTGAAGACGCTGGTTACGCTCTTGCTAAACAAGTGGACACTGACTTGATCCGTTTGGGTCGTCTGTCTCAAGGTGGCGCTGGTGCTCGTTACGCTGGTGCTTTCATCGGCTCTGACGGTACTACCGCTTATGACTACACCACTGACAACCAAGCTGCTTTGACTGACGCTGCAATTCGTCGTTCTATTCAGCGCTTGGATGACGCTGATGTGCCTATGGACGGTCGTTTCTTTATCGTTCCTCCAGCAAGCCGTAACACGCTGATGGGCTTGGCTCGTTTCACTGAACAAGCTTTCGTTGGCGAACAAGGTGGTTCTAACACCATCCGTAACGGTGAAATTGGTGACGTGTACGGCGTTAAAGTGTACGTGTCTACTAACTGTGACACAGCTAATGACGCTAACGACGGTTCTGGTACAGCTCAAGCTGCTCGTATCGCTCTGATGGCTCATAAAGACGCTTTCGTGTTGGTTGAGCAAGTCGGCATCCGTTCACAGACTCAGTACAAACAAGAATACCTCGGTACTCTGTTCACTGCTGACACTCTGTACGGTGTTGCTGAGTTGCGTGACTACTCCAGCGTTGCTTTGGCTGTTTAATAGCTAGACTGAAGGGAATCCTCAAAAGGGGTTCCCTTTGGTGTATCTATTACAGAGAGATTACTCTTTATGTTATCAGCAACATTCAAATACGTACTCACAGGCGCTACTGTGACATTCACGAATCAGTTAGACATTGACTCCATGAAGGGTCATCCTGAGTACGTTCGTGTTGACGATACCCCCGAAGTCACCCCTCAAGTTACCCCCGAAGTCAAGAAAGCCGGTCGTCCACGTAAGACTGAAACACCTACAGCTGAGGCGGCTTAATTATGGATGAAGTATCAGCGCGTGAGTTTGGTCGTTTAGAAGCTCAGGTGGAAGCTCTTCAAAATGAAGTACATACCCTTAGCAAAGACGTTAAATGCCTTCTAGAGTTAGCCAATAAGTCTAAAGGTGGTTTCTGGATGGGTATGACCATTGCCTCTTTAGTTGGTGGCGGTATCACATTCTTCATGGACAGAGTATTTAAATAGTAAAGGACACAAGATGGCAACTAAAAAACAAAACAAGAAGGTTGGTAAGGTTATGGGCGAGTACAAAGAAGGTACTCTTCATAGCGGCAAAGGTGGCCCTGTTGTCACAGACCGTAAACAAGCTATCGCTATCGGCATGTCTGAAGCTAAGATGCCCATGCGTGGTCAGCGTACAGCCAAGAACAAAGCTAAGAAGAAGTAAGTAATGGCTCGTCCTGTAACGGTAGGTTTAAACCTTACTGCTAATACTCTGACAACTGTCTACACTGTTCCTACTGGCTACTACGCTAAATGGAACTTAATGTATTTGTTCAACGGTACAGGCAGCACTAAGAGCATGACTGTTTACTGGACGGATACAAGCGCATCAGCTGACATTTACGTATTGAATCAGAATAATATTTCCTCTAAAGAGTACCTACGTATTGATGGCGGAGCTTATGTCGTAATGGAAGAAGGCGACAAAGTGATGATGCAAAGTGAGACAGGAAGCTCGTTCAGTACTATCTGCACATTTGAGCTATTTAAGAAAGACGGTGTTTAATCCATGGCAACATATCTCGATTTAGTTAACGATGTGCTTATCAGGCTTCGTGAACCTGAGGTAGCTAACGTCTCTGATACTACGTACTCTAAACTTATCGGTAAGTTCGTCAACGATGCTAAACGTCAGGTTGAGAACGCTTACGATTGGAATGACATCTCCGAGACATTCACGTTTAACACCTCAGCAAGCACTTATCAGTACGCTCTGACTGGTGTGAATAGTCGTTACAAGATTCTTCAGGTAATTGACAATACTAAGAACATTGAACTGAATCCTTGCACAGTAGCTTGGTTCAATCGTCAAATTACTCAAGACAATCCTACAAACAACGACCCTTATATGTACGTTGTCGATGGTGTTAACGCTTCTCGTAAGCCTTATCTCAACTTGTGGCCTATTCCATCAGGTACTAACAGTATCAATGTGTACTTGGTTAATCCACAGAATGATCTCTCAGATGACACTGATGTTCTATATGTTCCTTACGAGCCTGTGGTACTTGGTGCTTACGCCCGTGCTTTAGTGGAGCGCGGTGAGGATGGTGGTTTGAATAGCTCAGAAGCTTACCAGTTGTTTAGGACTTCTCTCTCAGATCAGATTGCCTTAGAGTCCTCTCGCTCAGTTGAAGGTGCTAACTGGAGTCCAGTGTAATGGCTCAACAAGTACAAGCGTTTGCGATCTCTGCTCCGGGCTTCTACGGCCTCAATAAGCAGGATAGTAGCCTTGATTTGTCTACTAACTACGCTCTTACAGCAACCAATGCAGTTATCGACAAGTTCGGACGTATCGGTGCTCGTAAGGGCTGGACACCTATTAACTCTACACCTGTGACAGGTGACGTAGAAGTTATCGGTGAGCTTATCTCCAATTCAGGAACTTCGTACATCCTCTGTGCAGCTGGTTCTAAGCTGTTTAAACTGGATGGAAGCTCTCTTGTTGAATTGACTTACGGTGGTGGCGGATCAGCCCCTACTATCTCAGATGCTAACTGGCAGATTGCAACGCTGAACGGTATTGCTTATTTTTATCAGCGTGGTTATGATCCTTTAATATTCGATCCTGCCGTTAGCTCTACTACATTCCGACGAGTCTCTGAGAAGTCAGGATACGCTGGTACTGCACAGCAAGGTAACTGTGTTATTAGTGCTTACGGTCGTATCTGGTCAGCTGATACATCGACAGATAAGAACACTGTAGCCTTTAGTGACTTACAAGCTGGACACGTATGGACAACAGGTAGCGCAGGTACTTTGGATGTCTCTGAGGTATGGCCTGCGGGTGCTGATGAGATTGTAGCCTTAGGTGCTTTCAATAACTTCCTGATTATCTTCGGTCGTCGTCAGATCCTTATCTACTCTAACGCTACTGATCCTACGTCTATCACGTTAAATGACACTATCGTAGGTTACGGTTGTATCGCTCGTGACTCAGTAGCTAACACTGGTACTGACTTGTTGTTCTTGTCTGATAGCGGTGTACGTTCTCTGTTACGTACAGTTCAGGAAAAGTCTAACCCTCTGCGTGAAGCATCTAAGAATGTACGCGATGACTTGATGACTTACTTAAACAGTGAGACATTGGCTGACATCAAGGGTGTGTACTCAGGTATTGAAGCTTTCTACTTGCTTAATTTACCCTTTGCAGGTGTTACTTACTGTTTCGATACACGACAGGCCCTGCAAGACGGTTCAGCTCGTGTGACTGAATGGACGAATATTAATCCATCAGCTATGTTCGCAGCTAAGAATCGTACTTTGTACCTAGGTCAAGACGGTTACTTAGCTCAGTACTCAGGGTACAACGACAACACAGGTACTTATCGTTTTTCTTACTACAGCACATACGTTGACTTAGGCAGTCCTACCGTATCGTCTATCTTGAAGCGAATTCAAGTTACTTGCGTTGGTGGCTCAGGTCTTGACTTAGTAATGAAGTGGGACTTTGATTATCTCTACGCTTACAGATCTGAGACAAAAACAATTCAAGATCAGACCGTAGCTGAATATGGCTCAGGTGAGTACGGAATATCTCAGTATTCCTCAGGTGTTGTCTTAGATATTCTCAGTGCGAATGCTTCAGGCGCTGGCAAAGTAGTTCAGTTAGGTTTTGAAGCTGAGATAGATGGTGAGCAATTATCTATTCAAAAGGTTGACATTTTAGCTAAACAAGGTAAAATTGTTTAAGGATATAGGAATAATATGAGTAATTACACAAAAAGTACGGACTTCGCTAGTAAGGATACCCTTCCTTCTGGTGATTCAGCTAAGATTGTACGTGGTACTGAGATTGACGCTGAGTTTGAAGCTTTAGAGACAGCTGTTAACTCTAAATACGATAGTTCATCCACTATTGCTGTCGCTAACGGTGGCACAGGAGCTACGACAGCCTCAGGTGCTCGTACTAACTTAGGTCTCGTTATCGGCACTGATGTCCAAGCCTACGATGCTGATACAGCTAAGACTGATGTTGCTCAGACATTCACTGCTGCACAACGAGGCACTGTATCTGCTCTGACAGACGGCGCTAGCATCACACCTAACTTTGCCACTGCTAACAACTTCAGCGTAACATTGGGTGGTAGTCGTACATTGGAGAACCCCACTAACATTACCGCCGGTCAATCAGGCATCATCGTCATCACTCAAGACGGTACAGGCTCACGCACATTGGCGTATGGTAGTTATTGGAAGTTCTCTAACGGTACAGCGCCTACATTGACCACAACAGCTTCTGCCGTGGATGTGTTGGCTTACTACGTTGAGTCTTCTACACGAATCACTGCAAAACTCGTAACGGATGTGAAGTAATGAGCGTCATAACTAACAATCTGTTGTTGGGAGAGGACGGCTACAACATTAGTCGTTCTGTGCGTCTGCGCTCAAGTGCGAGTGCATATTTCAATAGGACACCTGCTGGTGCTGGCAACCGTAAGACTTGGACTTGGAGTGCTTGGGTTAAGCGCGGTTCGCTTGGTGTTCTTACAACGCTGTTTGGCACAAACGTAGTCAACAACGATTCCCAAGCGTTTGCCATATATTTCGGCAGTGACGATAAACTGGGCGTTGTCCCTTGGTCAAACAGTGTGTTTGTAACTAACGCTGTATTCCGCGACCCTTCTGCTTGGTATCACATAGTAGTTGCGTTTGATTCCACGCAAGCGACCGCAGCCAATCGCGTCAAGGTTTATATCAATGGTGTCAACCAGTCTGGCACTTACCCCTTGGCTGTCACTTTGAATACTGACTACGCCATCAACCAAGCTGGTTCACATCGCCTTGGTGATTTCCCTGCCGCTGGTTTTGGAACATTCGACGGCTACCTGACCGAAATCAACTTCATTGACGGACAAGCCCTGACACCATCGAGCTTCGGCGAAACAGGCAGCATCACAGGCGTGTGGAAGCCAAAGAAGTACGCTGGCACATACGGCACTAACGGCTTCTTCCTGAACTTCTCAGACAACAGCAACAACACAGCAGCCACCATTGGCAAGGACAGCTCAGGTAACGGCAACAACTGGACACCCAACAACATCTCGGTGACTGCTGGTGCGACCTACGACTCAATGCTTGATGTGCCTACGATGTGGGCTGATGGCGGGAATGGGCGTGGTAACTACGCTGTTATCAACCCGTTGGCTACTGGCGCTGACGCAACAATCTCAAATGCAAACCTGAGTGTTGCATACGGTACGAGCGCAACTATCAGCACAACGCTTGGCACATTCGGAATGTCGTCTGGGCAATGGTATTGGGAAAACACAATCACCGCTTCTAGCCTTTCAGGGGCAACAAGTTATATTGGTATGGTCAACCAATCAAACCCAACAGCAGCTGGCGCATATCCTGGCGCAACTTCGGGCGGTTGGAGTTATTACGGCAACCTTGGGACATTCCTGAACAATGGGAGCAATGTTCAGTCTGGTTTGGCTACTTATGGCGCTAACGATGTAATTGGCATTGCGTTTGATGCAGACGCTGGCACGCTCAAGTTCTACAAAAATAACACCCAGATTGGTACGACAATCACAGGCATCGCGGCTGGAACATATTTCCCTGCTTGGTCTGATGGCTCGGTTGGCAACACATTTACTATTGCCGCCAACTTCGGTCAACGCCCATTCGCCTACACCCCACCCACAGGCTTCAAAGCACTGAACACTCAGAACTTGCCAGCGGGTAGCATCACGACAAGCGGTTCGTTCACGGGTAACGCTAGCGCAGATGGGCCTTTTGTTTACCTTAACGGTGTACCAACTGCAATGACGATCAATGGAAACGCTGTGACATTTGCAACTCATGCAGACAAAACCGCAAACGGCTTCAAAGTCAGATCATCCTCAAGCAGCTACAACGCTTCAGGCTCAAACACATATAGCATCACAACAACTGGTGCTAAATTTAAATACGCAAACGCACAGGGGAACCCATGAAATACAAATTAGCAAACAATCAATTGGTTGGTGAGTATCAAGCATTCACCTATAACGAAGTTCAATACCCCGAGAATTGGATTGCTTTGTCAACTTTACAAGAACGTCAAGCGCTTGGAATTCAAGAATTTGAAGAACAGCAACGTCCAGATGATCGTTTTTATTTTGTGACTGACAATGGTGATGGCACGTATTCGGCTGTCGCCAAAGACTTAAACGATGGTGATGAATATGTTGATTTGCGCGGTGTCACTCGTTGTGTGCAGGGCTTGAAGTCAACTTGGTCTGCTCAGATCAAAGACACAACCAACAAGCTCTTGGCTGCAACCGATTGGATGGTTATTCGCAAGGCTGAACGTGATGTAGCTATTCCTGCTGAGACTGTTACCTATCGTGCTGCTGTGTTGGCTGAGTGTGATCGTCTCTTGGTTGCTATCTCTGGAGCTACTGATGTTGATGCTTTGGCTGCTGTGGTGGGTGCTCAACAATGGCCTGAATCAGCTTAAATAAAGCTTGACAAAAAATGAAAACTCCTGTAGTCTTACGTACTAATTACGTCATGTATTTAGAACTATATGACAACTTACTTTGGTTCCATACTGACATATTTAAGTGGACAGCTAAGGTAAAGCAGGAATTCATTAAAGATCTTAAAACATTGCAAAGTCTGTTACCTTTACCGTTGATGGCTTTGGTGATAGAAGAAGATAAGAAATTAGCTAAGTTTGGAACCGCACTAGGTTGGATAAAAGGAAATAAAGTTATGTTAAACAACGGAGCTTCTGCTCACATTTATACTTGGAGTAAATAATATGGGCAGTCTTGTTTCAGACATCCTTCCTATTGCCACAACTGGGTTTGGTATTGCCACAGGTAATCCTGCTTTGATTGCCTCTGGTGTCGGTATGCTTGGTTCGCAGCAGGCAGGCCAATCCACTCAACAAGCTAATCAGCAAGTAGCTCAGGCAGGTCAGTTCCGTCCCATTGGTACAACTACTCGCTTCGGTGCTTCTAACTTCCAGTTTGATCCTTCAGGTCGCTTGAGTGGCGCAGGTTATACCTTGTCTCCTGAGGCTCTAGCTGCTCAGAACCAGTTAGCTGGCATGACAAGTCAAGGCTTAATGCAAGGACAACAACTCCAAGGTTTAGCTTCTCAGTACCTTGGTGAGTCTCCTGAGGCTGTCCGTCAACGCTACGTACAACAACAAACTGCTTTGTTGGCTCCTCAGCAAGAACAACAACTGGCTAACCTGCGTAATCAAGAATTCCAGCGAGGTCGTAGTGGTTTGGCTACAGGTGCTACTCAAGCAGGCGGTTTGATGGCTACTAACCCTGAGATGGCTGCTTACTACAACGCAGTAGCTAAACAACAAGCTCAGATCGCAGCAGGTGCTGATACAGCAGCTCAGAATCAGATTAAGTTTGGTCAAGGTTTGGCTGCTGGTGCTTACGAGCCATTTAAAGCTGGCTTTGGTACTATGGGGCAAGTTGAACAAGCTGGACAACAAGCTCTCGGTTTAGGTTCTGAGTTGGGCGGTCAAGCATCCTCAGCAGCTCGTGCCGTAGCTCCATATCAATATCAAGCGTCTGCGTATAATCCAGTGTCTAACATGCTTGCTAACCCGACACTTCAAAATACTATTGGTGGATTATTAGGAGGCCCTTCTTTGAATCAAGCAGCAAGTGATTGGATGTCTGCAAACAGAGATATTACTCCTGCTTCCACGTTCTCAGGATCAGGTGATGCTGCGTGGATGTCTGATTGGTGGATGTAAGATAATTAAGGAATAAGACATGGCTACAGATTCTATTATGGGGTTATTCCAGACTCCTGAACAATATCAACTTGCTCAACAGCAAGCTCAGATGGAGCAAGCGAGAGCCTTTGCAGCTCAAGACCCTATGCAACGTGCTGTTGCTTCTCAGTACTTCGCTGGTGGTCAACTAGGTCGTGCCTTAGGTGGTGAAGATCCTATGTTGAAACTTCAAAGTATGCGTCAACAACTGGCACAAGGTAAAGACTTGTCTTCCTATGAGGGCTGGGCTAAGTACGCTCAAGAGTTGAGTCAGAACAATGACATTCAAGGGGCTGTGGCTGCCGCTGAAAAAGCTAAAGGTTTCCAAAAGACAGGTCAACTTCAATCACGTGTACAGGCCTTGATTAACAAAGGTGTCGCAGCTAATCAAACTGAAGCTGAAGCTATTGCCTCTGATGATGCAGCTTTCCGTGAAGCTATGGGTCTTACTCGTACTACTCCTGCACAACAGCTGGAAAAACAATTACAAGACCAAGCTGCTAAACTTTATCCCGGTGATACAGCATCTCAAGTGTCTTGGATTAATCAACAAAAGGAACGTGGCAAAGCCCCTACTGATGCTGAAGTTCAAGATATTGCAGAGACAACTCAAGCTAACACATTGATTAAATCCCGTGTTGCTGAGACAGATAAATATCTTGCTATGGTGAGCGGCCCTAAACCTCAAGTTACTTTTGGCCCTCTAGCTAACATCACAGCTGCTGCTGAAGCTACTGGTTTCCTTGGTGAACCTGGTAAGAATACTCAAGAACAGGACAATATTCGTGCTTATTTAACTGAAGGTGTTAACTCTGTTTTGAATGCTGCTAAAGGTGTTCAAGCTAAAGATGACGCATTACGTGCTCAGAAACAAATTGAAGGTTTCTTGAAGCTAAATACCAATGCAGGTGCTAAACAAGCTCTTGAACGCCTGAAAAAAGCACAAGAAGATGTGTTAAAATCTAATGAGATTTACTTACAGACACGTGCTCGTCGTACTGCTCTTCCTGCTTCGGGTGGTGGTATTTCTCGTCGTGATGAACTCCTACAACGTGCTTCTCCAGAGCAACGTAAAGCCCTCGGTCTTTAATTAAGGAATAATATGGCTCTTAGTGAACAAGAGTTTGCAGAACTGCAAGCGCTCGTGGGCGGTTCCACACCTACAAAACCTTCTACTCCTTTGTCTACCGTTGGTGGCGGACGAGGTGTTGCTCAATTAGGCACTACATCTCCTAATCAGCAAATTGCTGCTCAACGACAGTATCAACAAGAACAACAATTAGCGGCTCAAAAGAAAGCATTAGAAGAAAAGGGTTGGTTAGGCTACACGGCAGGAAATGCACTTGATGTCTTGACAGGCCGGGGTGAAGGTAATATTGCCTCTAATCTTATCACAGGCGGTCTTACACGGGCTGCTGCTGCCTTAGGTAGTCAACCTTCTCAGCAAGAACTTGCCCAAGCTGAGATGAACGCTCGTCGTGAGAAGCAATTACAAGAAGACTTGTATGGCCCTCAAACCTTTGCTGAAAAAGTAGGCACAGGTCTTACTAATGTGGCTCGTTACGCTACTCAGGAACCCGGTTTGTTTACATCTCAGATGGCGTCTGGTTTAGCTGATCCTACTGCTTTGGCTTTGGGTGGCCTCGGTGCCCCTATTAGAGGTGCTGGAACAGCTGTTAACTTAGCTAGAGCTGTTGGCGGAGGCGCTGCTGCCACAGGTGCTGAGTCTCTTGCTCGTTCCTTTGGTCAAGGTGCTGCCGACGTCGAACAAGCTGCACAAGAAGCAGCCATTGGTGGAGTTCTTTCAGGTATTCCAACTGCATTAGGCGGAATTATTTCTGCACCCGGTAAGGCTATTCCTCGTACAACAGGTCAAGATCTATTTACTCTTCCTGAACGTATGGCAGCTCAAAAAGTATTGGCTGAAGGTGGCGGTACTCTTACAGCTGAACAAGCAGGCGGAGTTGCTGCAAAAATAGGTACAAAAGTAGCCGCTGCTGGCGCAGGAACATTTCCTTTGATGTCTGTACGTGAGAATGCAGGTAAAGCCATTATCTCAGCTCGTGACAAAATCATTGATAGTATTGCTAAAGATGCTCCGGATGCTTTGACTACAGGGACATCTATCAATCAGATTATCAACGCTGGTGCTAAAGCTTTAAAGACAGAAGTTAGACCTTTCTTTGATAATTTAGATACAAACTCTAAGGGTATTACCGTCAGAACACAAGATGTCTGGCAGCCTGCTCGTGAAGCTATTGATAACGCTACAGCTCTTACTAAATCAGGTAAGGCTGTTGGTATTGGCGCTGAAACTCTTTCTGAATTACAGAGTATTGCAGACTTAAAGAATAACCTTACATTTGGTCAAGCACATGAGTTTGCCTCTAATTTGAAGGCACGTATTCGTGAACTGTCTGATGAAACAGGGGCTACAAGTGTAACAGTCGGTAAACTTCGTAAAGCTCTCGGTTCGTTAGAAGGAGCTATGGATGAAGCAGCTAACAAATTAAATCCTGAGTTTAAGAATAAATACGATGCTGTCATTGGCGAATACCGTAAGGGTATGTCATCGCTATATCCTGAAACCTTAGCTACATTGGTTAAACGTGATCCTGAGAAGATTGGGCAAGCAATTACTCAGACAGGTAATGAAACTAAGATTAACGCTGTGTTTCAAGCTTTAAATTACGCTAAACAAAAAGATAGTAATGTCAATACAGAAGCTGTTAAAGCTGGTCTCCGTAAAGGCTACTTGGAAGGTTTATTAGCTAAAAAATTAGACACTCCTACATCAGTGGAAGAGGCAACAAGTATTCTCGGTAAGTTTAAAAACATTGCCAACAGTCTTGAACAAGAAAAAGTACGTAGAACCTTTGACGCTCTCTTTGAAAGCCCTGAGCATAAAAAGATGATCGAAGACTTATTGACAGCAGCTAAGGTGGCTTCGTCAGGTACAAAACCTAGCATGTTGAACTTAGGATCTGCTGCTGGTCTTACAGGTATTTATGGTGGCTCTGTTGCTGGCGGTGTTGGTTTGGCAGGTCTAGCAGCTATTGCCGGAACTCAGTTAGGTTTGGGGTATATCCTTTCTCGCCCTTCCACAACTCGTCTGTTATTGTCTATTGAGCGTATGACTCAAAAAGGTCAACAAAGTCAGGCTAATAAACTGGCTAATAAACTCTTGACACAGTTGGAAACTGCTGGAGTAGCTAACGCTATTCAGAATGCTCAACAGCAACAAGGAGAACCCACTCAAGTGGCTCCTATGCCTGAGACAACAACTCAGCCTGCTCAACAGACACAGCAGCCTGCCTCTCAAGGTTTGTCTGATGCTGAATTTGAAGAGCTGAAGCGAGAGATCCAGAAGTCTAGCAAGCCACAGAAGCAACAAGTATCGTCTATTATCGAAGATGAGGCTGCTCGTTTAGGTATCCCTGAACATACTGCTTTGTTGACTAAACTGGCTAATCAAGAATCAGGTTTCAAGCAATCGGCAGTGTCTCCTAAAGGCGCTATCGGCGTGATGCAGCTCATGCCAGCAACTGCTCAGGAACTTGGTGTTGATCCTGCTGACTTAGAGCAGAATGTACGTGGCGGTGTTCGCTACTGGGCTAAACAGTTGAAGTTCTTTAACGGCGATACAAAACTAGCTACAGCAGCCTATAACGCTGGCGCTGGTAATGTTATCAAAGCTGGTAATCAAGTGCCTAACTTTAAAGAAACTCAGAATTACGTGGCTGCTATCGTAGGTTAATATGCCTCTAATCCTCCTTGCTGGTGCTCTCAAGGCTGTTGAGGCTATCCAGCAGGGATGTGAGCTTTACAAAGAATACAAAGGTGTAGTCCTTAAAGCTAAGGAAACCTTTGATGAAGCTAAAGAGCACGTAGAGGAAGTAGTAGGTCTATGGGAGTTCATTAAGTCTCGTTTGTTTCCGTCACCGGAGCCTCCTAAGCCTGTTACGCCGGAAACACCTAAGGTAAACACTGAGGTGAATAAGAAGGTTAATCGACGCAAGGTATTAGAGTCTCATAATGAACAAGACATAAAGGCTGATCTAGTCAAGAACCTTAAAGTCTTCTTCAAAGCGATGATAGCTATCGACAAGAAGATAGCACAGCAGCAACTGAGGATAGACACTGAGTACATTGAGCCTGATGAGTTACTTGATGTCTCCTTAGACTTAGTTATAGCTAAGAAGGAGATGGAGAAGGCTCAGAAGGAGATCAGAGAGGTGATGATCTACCAAAGCCCTGCTGAGTTAGGGGCGCTCTACAGTGACGTTATCGAGATGTTTGGGATAGTACAAGAGAAACAAGAGATAACTCATCTAAGAGCGATAAAAGAGAGAAAAGAAGAAGTACTTAGAAAGAATAGATTAGTCAATAAGCTACGTAAGCGTGTAGCACTGGTTGTTGTAATGATTATATTGGTATTGGAAACATGGGGACTAACAGCAGCGATTCTTCTAGCGAGACAGTCTACGTAAGCTTCCTTGTCTTACTTACCCTGTTATTTTTTATTATCTTACCTTTTGAGTTGTATCTTTACATTGTTGTTAAAGATGCTGTAGAGTTTTGTTATAGGAGTAAATAAGAATGGATGAAAACCATAAACAAAAATGGACATATCTGATGGGCCTAACCTACATGATTGTCAACATTGCTGACTTTGTCGTCTTTCCAATTATGTACACAATCGTACAGTTTTGGGAAGTACAAGCTGCTAACGATGCCTTCCGTCAGTGGGTTCCTTTGACCTTGACTAACGGTGGTTTCATCCATATTGCCTTTGCAGCCATCTTAGGTATCTCTGCCTTCAATAAGGAAGAGAAGAAGCCAGATGCTTCGTAACATAGCAACTCTCGTTATCTGCCTCTGCTTGGCCTTCTTTGCTGGTAAATACAAAGCCAGACAGGAGATTCAAGCTGAGGTTAGCCGTATAGAAACTCAAATGGAAGAAACTACGGCTAAAGCTAACGAACAGTTAAAGAAAGAAAAGCAAGATGCTCAAAATAAGATCAATTCTCTTAAATCTGCTGTTGCTGATGGCAATCTCAGGCTGTATGTCCGTACCAACCAAGATTCCTGCTCTGCCAGCGGAGTTTCAGAAAATGGAGCCGAACTTGACAGACAGACTGCTCAAGATCTTATCTCCATCTCAGGAGACGGCGACAAAGCAATCCTCCAATTAAATTCTTGTATTGATCTCTACAACAACCTAAGGAACATTGAATAATTATGAATCTCTCCGAACACTTTACACTTGAAGAAGCGACCTACAGTGAGACTGCTGTACGTCAAGGTATCGACAATCAACCTTCTACGCTCCAACTGGAGAACATGAAGATTGCAGCTCAGAAGCTAGAGCAACTACGTGCTGTCACAGGCCCTCTGAAGATCAACTCTTGGTTGCGTCTACCAGCTGTTAACGTGGCTGTTGGAGGCTCTAAAGTATCCTCTCACATGGATGGTTGGGCTATTGATGTCTCTAGCTCTAAGTTGACTCCTTTGCAGCTCTGCCAAGAAGTACAAAAAGCTGGTATCAAGTTCGATCAGATGATCCATGAGTTTGGTCGTTGGATGCACATCAGCTTCGCTCCTGAGATGCGACAACAAGAGCTAACTATCTTCCGTCCTGAGAACAAGTACAAACCCGGTATCTTGACTGAAGAACAATACCATAAAGCATAAACAAAGAAGCCCTCATTAGAGGGCTTTTTAGTATCTGGTGAGAGGCTACTGATGTCTCACTCTAGTGGGTGTCCCGCATGAACTTAATCACTTGGGCTGGGCAGTCCACATAGCCTCTCATAACCTTACACGAAAAGGATTGCTATATTGAAAAATCCTAAATGAATGATGATAGCTTGACAGAACTCGTACTCATCTTCATCAGTCTCGATAATAGCCTCATCCGTGTGGACAATACCTAGCACGAGACCTCCTGACCAGTTAAAATCTACTACCATACTTCATCCTTTACATCTACTACGTGGGGAACTGAGCGCACAGTAGGGAATTTATCCTTAAAGGCTTCAATGGTCATATCCATACCGAGGTGAACCTCAACAAAGTCAACCCCTTCCGAGGCCAACTTCGTCTTCAGTTGCACACACGCTGGACAGTTTGGTTTAGAATATAAAATTGTTTTCATGGTGTGTAAAAAGTATGTAATTCTTGTTTTGCTTTAAGATAAGCAGCATATGCTTCTTCCTCTGTTTTAAAATATCCTAGATGTGTTACTTTTCCATCCTTTTGAATCCGTGAACAATATAATTTTGAAGCTTTATGCCAATAAGCTCCTTTAAGATTGTTTCTGTTTTGAGCGTTTTCTTTGACAGATACTTCACGCAAATTGTCAATTCTATTATTTGCTTTGTTTCTATCAATATGGTCTAAATGACCTACAGGGAAAGCGCCATATACATAAGCCCATGCAAGGCGATGCGCTAATACTTTCTTTCCTTGAATGTTTAATCTCACATATCCTTGAGGTGTTATCTGACCAGCTACAGTCCCTTTGCATTGATTTTTTACGGTTTCGTTCCATTTAAAAACCCCTGTTTTTGTACAGTAGGAAAGACGTTCTTTAAGTTGTTCAATATCCATTGATTTCCTTTCAAAACATCAATCCTACCATAGCGAGGTACTTTTGTCAAGAACTTTGTATACTTATTTTGTGTATACGATCTTCATATTAGATCTCACAACCACCCGCAGTACATGAAAGGGTCTGAGCACCTTCCACGTTATCAGTGACTTCCTTCATGTTTTCCCAATCAATAGATGTAGGCATTGCCACAAGGAGCGAATCATACGTTGCTTCGTCGATAGCCTCATAGGGAGCCTGTCGATACGTACCGCCATCCATAGGCAAATACGATACGCCAGTGATCTCATCGAAGTTCTCCCATGTCCAAGCTCCTACTTTAGGCCACTCATTCTCATTGACTGAGATTGTAACAGATGGTTTATGTTCACACCAGTGGCGCTGGAATGTCAACCACAAGTCCAAGTGCTCAATAGCGTTCAAGTCCTCACGCAGACGAGCACCTTCAGGTGTCTTCATAGGGAAGGAGAAGACAACAGTTGACTCAGGTTTCATCACACAAGGCTCCCAAGGGAATCCAGAGTCCTTCAAGAAAGAAGTAAGCGGATCTTTGGCGTCAGAGCGTACACGACGAATGAAATAAGAACTATGTTGAGGATGAATGCCGCTAGCAGTACCAGTGAGTTGACTAACAGTTCCCTCAGGCTTGACACACGTGATCGCAGCAGAAGGATTGATGCCCAATTCAGCAGCAAGATGCTTATTAGTATCCACAGCGACATTCTTCAACTCCTCTAATCGTGCTGGCAGGTCTTTGTCGTAGGCGTTGTTGAGCAACGTATTGTCCAAGATACCTGTCATGGAGACACCCAACAAACGTTCTTCCTCTGTATTAGTCTGCCACACCTTACGAAGGTACGGGAAGCTAGTCAAGGTCGATTGGAAGGTTCCCAAGATTGTCGCAATAGTGACTTTTTCTTTAAGAGACTCCAATGTATCCCCCGCACGAACAATAACTGAGCTGAGGTTGCAAAATTGGTAAGGGCGGAGAATGATTTCAGAACAAGGGTTAGTGCCCCATTCTTTACCGAGTACACGGCGACCATTCTTAGATGCTTGAATTTCCGAAGCATAGCGGTTAAAGATTCCACGTTCACCTGAGTGACTTTCATAAATGTTGCTCCATTCACGCATAAACTGACCTACGTCAGGCTTGACATCGTACACTGCTGAGTTGTTAGCCAAGGCTCGTTGACCGTTACCGTCCCACCAGTTACCTGCTTTAGCGTGAGCCATACGATCATCATCCAAGTCAGACAGAGAGATCATAGCTGATCGACGAACTCCACCGACAACCACAACTTCTCCAATCTTACAGAGAATATCATGAGCTTCAATCGAGAAGAGCTTGCGGCCTTGGGCAGTTTTAAACTTAGTGACCACGTACTTAAAGAGTTCGACCAACGGCTCTGGGCCACTCGCACGTCCCCCGAACGTCTTGAGGCGTGTGCCAGCAGGACGCACAGAAGAGACATCCCACTTAGGGACTTCTCCAGCCCATAGGAGTGCCATGACCTGTCGTAGCGCCTTTGCCCATCCTTCTTTGGAGTCTTTAACGTGAACCACAGTATTAGACTCGTAAAGCTTCTCAGGAATTTCAGGTAAACGGTTGACATACTTACGCTCCACAGAGAAACCTACACCTGTACCACACAGGAGGATGTACATAGCCTCATCGAAGGCTTTAGGGTCATCAATAGGTAGGAAAGAACAGTTATAACCAGCCACGTTCTGACGTTCCAAGGCATCACCAGCGGTCATCAAAGAGCGCATAGAGGGCATAACGTCTAGATTCAATACAGCATCTTCAAGACGTGTACGAAGCTCAGGTGTCAAGGTGTAGCTATGTTTGTCACTTAGGTGACTCTCCATGAAGTCAAAGTAACGTGATACTGTCTCATTCCAGTGTTCACGACGACCTTTATCGTCCAAGTAACGTGAATAACGGCTCTTGGCTATATAAGTTTGAAAAGGATTCATTTCAGTGTGCTTCATTTTTTACCATTCGTTTAAAAGTCATGTGATTTTTTCCCTCTGCTCCCATCAAATGAGAGATACGAGTGTATCCGTAACTCATCTTGTGTAAATTTTTAGCAAACTCTTCCAGCTCTTTTGTCCAAGTGCGTCCTCGATTCCAATGATTAGGATTACCTAACTCGTTAAACCTAGGACGTTCTGTCTTGATTACTACGGACTCTAAGTCCAAAGCTTCTTGCTTTGTAAGCCTGTTGTGCTCAATACGGACAATGTCTGCTAGTGTGTAGCCTTCTTCGTAAAGCTCCTCAAGCCATGCAACATGAGCTTCTTTACGTTGGTTTCTACGAGTACACCAAGCCCTATCATATTGCCCAATTCCAATATAAGGTCTAGAGTTATCCCTAGGGTCTATATGGGAATAAACATAGAAGGTCTTTTTGCTATCCATCTTTACACTTTCTTGAAGAGGGCACGTATCTTAATATGCTTCGATCATCTTGTCAAGATACCAACGAGCCTTTTTGAGGTCTTCTACACCATTTTTGTCCATGAAGCGCATTAAGTACTGCATAAGTTGTACATAGTCTGAAGTAAAAAGATTACTTTTAGGTGTAGGGTAGTTATTTTCTAGTTTATCTACTAGTTTTTCAATGACATCACGAACTTCAATGCCTTCCTTCTCAAAGAGCATGTAATGCTTTGGTTTACTAATTATATCGTAACTAGCAGTACCGTTTAAGCTTGCCTCAGGGAAGACACCTTTAGGCAGCACAGGAGAACCCATATTGTACCCTGCCATATACTCCTCAATTTCCTTGATTGTCGGCTTGCTTGTTGCCATACTTTCTCTCCAAGTATTCGATTGATAAGAACATCTCGTCAAAGTGTCCGTCTTCTACCTCATTCATGACCAGTAAGCCTCGCCAATGACGGTTACTTAGCTGATCCATATAGTCTTCGTCGTGAAGATAATAAGAGCCAGCCACAATAGCGCAAATAGGCTTTCCATCAGCACGTTTTCCATAGGCGATTTGTTTACCTTGCTGATGACCGGCGACACAAGACATATGAAGCTTACTAATGATAGCGGCAGGAGAAGCAGCTGGGCGTCCCATGGCGCCAACAGGCCAGTAGTGGTTGAAACCCACACCATTAATAAAAACAGGATGTAAGAATTCATGTACTTCCCAATCTTTCAAGTTAAGGTCATCATAGGTCAGTAGCCCTTCGAGCATAGGATTGTTGTTAACAGCCCTTGTGAGTCGATTCTCATGGTTGCCCTTCAAGAACACCATACGAGGCTTGTAGACCTTCTGTTTGTTCTCTTTCTGACTCTTTTGGAGTGCGTGTAGAGGGTTTAGTAAGGTCAACATACCTGTGTTACCAGCTGCTACGTCAGCGAGATAGCGTTTACCTTCGAAGTACTTGCTACCTGCTTTGTCGTGGCTTGAGAGACTAGGGAAGTCCCAATGATCGCCTAAGTGAACTACGACATCAGGACGGTACTCACAGATTGCTTTCCCTGCCCATGTTAGATGCTCCTGAGCTGCCTCAGGTTTGCACTGTGTGTCTGGTATGCACAGGATCCTCATGCGAAGAGATCCTTAGTTGGCTCACCGAACATCTGTGATTCATAGACCTCAGGATGAGCTAAGAGGAGTTGCTGTAACAGATTGTCATTCAAGCATCGTCCGTAGCCTGCAAAGGGCTTACCAGTGCGTTCATTAATCTCATTCAAAGGATATTCAACTGAGTAGTACACTTGCTCTTTGATGTCGTATCCGTAATGAAGACTCATGACATCTAAGATCTGATCCAAGACCTCCATCCAAGTACCTTCATGTGGTTCAAGGAGTGTCGTGTGCTTTACAGGGAAGTACTCACCATCGCTAGTGAACGCAGGTGTGTAGATCTCAAAACCCCAGTAACCATCTTCGTAATCAAGGACATCATCGCTGTTATTGTCTACGAATGTAGTTGGTTTAGTCCATAAGGACATGAAATGTGCTTTCAAAGTTTCAAACATAGTTAACTCCTTCTGTTGTTTGTTTACAATCAAGTGGAAATACTCGTTAAGTGTCATAGAACTCTCCGTCCATAGGATGATACACGACATAAGCAGTCTCAAAGATTCCGTTACCGTAGTCCTTAACAACTGGAGATGTCTCTATCATTCTACACCCTAATCGAGGATGATCTATGACGTACACTTTGTACCCCTTAGTCCAATCAGGGATGAACATGGGAGGCTTATAGTGAACTATCAACTTCGCCATGATACTTCTCCCCTTCTTCAATGCCTTGTTTCAAGGCTGTGATGATACCTAAGTGCAGAAGAGCTAGGCGTTCCTCATCGCTCATATCGAACGTGTAAGTAGCGCTACCGTCTTCGTGCTCCTTAACCAATTTTAGATCCATCTAGCACCCTCTTTCTTCGTTCCTTAATCCAGTCGTCAGGAATCATTTTATCAGCGTACATGAAACCGTTTTTAACACACCACTGAGCATACGTTGTATATGAACCCTTGTTTAGCTTTTGTTTGCTATTAGAGAATACGAAACGTATATCCAAGTGTGGTTGTTGTCTCTTAATGAGCATGTGTTTCTTACGGTCAGCGATCAGGAAGCGTCCCTTAGTCTCTACGATGATTCCATTATCGAGTACAAAGTCAGGAGTATATTGATGTTCACTCGCTGGCTTGATGTACTTGATCTTAGTCTCTTCGTATGTAAAAGGAACACCTGCCTCTGTGAGAGCTTTAGCGACATCTTCCTCTAAGCCGCTACGCCACCCGTGCTTCATTGCGTTAGCTCGTTTAGAGCTTGTTGTCTTACGAGTTACCATCACGTACATTCCATTGTTTTACTGCTTCCTCATGCCATTTACCTTCATCAGGATATTCTCGCCTTGTTTCACCTGCGGATGCACCACAACTGTTACAACACGCAATTCCCCATCTGTAGGTATCTCCGTCATAAAAAGATAGTCCTTCAGCCTTACCACAAAAAGGACAAGGTTTAGCCTCAATCACAACTTAGTCCTTTCATACTGATGTAGAAGAGCACCGAAGGCATCTACGAAGACCTCATCGTGGTTAGTATGTCCCATAGCGAACATAATAGCGTGGACGAGTTCATGGAAGAATGTTTGTTCGGTGAAGTTCTTGTTCATACCTGTTCGTAAGTAGATAACCTGAGTAGCACAGTCACACTTACCGTACTCGCTCAAGTCCTCTACGTACTTGACTGTCCACTGACACCCAACGAGGTAGAAACTAGAGGGCACGTTTGGTTTGGTGTTCTTCGAAGCCATAGCAACATCAAGTTTTCATCGACACGAAGTTGATTACCATCGTAAGCTTTGAGACAAGCGTCATAGTATTCCTTTTCAGTTTTACAATCCTTTAAAAGCTTCTCAGCCTTCTTAGGCCCTATGCCCTTCAAGCCAATGATGTTGTCAATACGATCCCCTGTGAGCACCTGAGTGAATAAGTTACGAAGACCTTGCTCCTCAGTAACGTAGTATTCCTCGTGCTTCACGAAGTTGTAATGCCAACCAGCGACTTGATCTAGGTCTTTGTCAATGGAGACAATCCATCCACCTGTCTTAGTTGCCTCGATAGCCACTGCATCGTCTGCCTCTTGACCCTCTACCAGTTCTGCCCCTAGGCGCTGGAGATGGTGTCTGATAGCTTCGTAATGCTGTGGTTTCTTAGCATCTTTCCTGTTCCCTTTGTAAGGCTCAGTGACTGCTATCTCATTGCGAAAGTTACCACGACCTGTGATGTAAGCTTTGTAGTCATCACACTTCAAATCATCGAACACAATCTCATGAACTAACTGAGTCACACGAGCCAAACAAGTAGCCTCCTCAACGTCTTCACTAGCGAAACCTACTCGGTAGCAAATGATGTCAGCGTCGAGGATAGCTAACTTAGGACGTTCCTTAGAGGGCGTCGTCATCAGCCGTTGCTGGTTCAGGCACGTAAGTCTTGACTTCAGTGACCATGATTGTCTTCAGCGATGGAGCATTACCGTGTTTAGCTGACATACGGTGTGTATACGAACCTACGATAGCTACGCACTTAGAGCCGTTACCGAGAGCTTCGATAGGAACTTCTTGGAGTTTATCGTCAGTAGGTTTAAACAAGTACTTGCTCTTAGCTACGATGAAGTTACCCATTGAATCCTTGTGCTTGACTTTGATACCCAAGCTTGTGAGCTTCGCTGCATCGTCATCGGAGATGTTACCGATGGTGCATTCGTAGCGATCATTGTCCGTGTTGAATGCTTTGTTGAACTCTGCCATCCACTTTGACCAGAACAACTCACCGTTAATTTTTACTGCTTTCAAATCTGACATACTTTCTTTTCCTTTTCTAGGATTGGGCTTTCGCCTGTTACGTGCAACATCGCACTTTATTGTAGATAGCTACCCTCTTTGCGGGAGAGAGCCTCTGCTTCATTCTCAATGTAGTCAAGGGCTGCTGAGAGCACCAAGTATACATCGAGAATATCCATGTCGTCAGAGTGGAGAATCATAAATGTTTCATCACTTATGTTCAGCATGATCTGACTTTTAATCTTGTCTGTTTTATCAATCAAAATGTACACTCACAAGGTTTATCTACGTTTTCATCTTCGTAGGTTGAGATAATCTTACGAACACGAGCGAAGAAAGTTCTAGCGTCTTCATGTTCACTTGCTTCAATACCTGCTTCTTTCATTTTGTAGAATTGTAACTCAAGATCCTCAAGATAGTCATTACGCATGATCGAATAACCAATCTTTTCCTCAGCTGCCTTAGCCTTCTCCCAGATGTCAGGACGAGTGCAATAGACAATGTACCAATGCTGCTTACCTGCCTTCAAACAACCTGTGCAGTTAGCATGTTTAAAGCTAGTGTAAGCCAATGGACGTTCAATACCTACTTCCTTGGTCGTAGTGTACTTCAGTTCAGGCCAGAGAGCTAAAGGATAGTCTGATTTGTATCCTTGTCCTGCCAAGATAGAAGCTCTGCGTTGAACACGGTGCATCTCATTCTTGTCAAAACCGTAGTAAATCACACAGTTCTTATCGTCAAAGTTAGCTTTGAGATAATCGTTGAATGGTTTGGTCTTCAGTAACGATGTACAGATCGCCATGCCTGTAGCCCCTTTGAAGGATTTGGTATTGACGCTCACATCGAACTGATCCATTGTTTCCCACTTAGGATGGTTAGCATACGTGATTGGTAATCCTAAGTAGTCAGCTACTTCGTTCTTAAAACGCTTGATGTCCTCATGTTCCACGAATGGATTGATGTCATGATTGAGAAGAATAACATTCTTTGGGCCATACTTAGCCACTACGTTTAAAGCAACCACAGCACTGCTATGACCACCTGAGTAACACACAATGTGAGTCACTGGTTTAAATAGTTCAAGTTGTGTCAATGGGTTTCCTTCCAGTTCTTACCAACCTTGTATTCCCCATCTAGAGGACATCGTAGATTATACGCTAACCCAGCTTCCTTGATTGATTGTACAGCAGCTTTGCCAACTGTGTCAGCTATGTCTGCGCTACATTCTATCTGAAATTCATCGTGG